GATGATGCGTTATCGCAATAAACTTGTGTATGATGCAAACACAGGAGAAATCCGTGATGACAAAAAGTTCATGGCAATGCTTGAGGATTTTTGGCTTCCTCGTCGTGAAGGTGGTAGAGGAACTGAGATTTCCACACTTCCTGGTGGACAAAATCTTGGTGAAATTACAGATATTGAATACTTCAAGAAAAAACTGTACCGCTCACTGAATGTTCCACCATCAAGAATGGACGGAGAAGGTGGATTCAATCTTGGTCGTTCATCAGAAATTCTGCGTGATGAAGTTAAGTTCAGTAAGTTTGTTGCTCGCTTAAGAAAGAGATTTTCATATATGTTCTCTGATATGCTGAGAACGCAATTGATTCTCAAAAATATCATCACACCAGAAGACTGGGATATTATGAATGAGCATATTCAATATGACTTCCTCTATGATAATCATTTTGCAGAACTGAAAGATGCAGAATTACTCAATGAAAGATTAGGCATGGTTCAAGTAGCAGAACCATACATTGGCAAATATTTTTCGCAAGATTATGTAAGAAGAAAGATTCTCCGTCAGACTGATGAAGAAATTATTGAGCAAGATAAGATTATTAAGAAAGAGATCAAAGATGGAATTATTCCAGATCCAAATGCACCTGTTGATCCAATGACAGGAATGCCATTGCAACCAGGTCAACCTGCAGCAGGAATGGATCTTGGTCAACCAGTGATGGAACCAAATACTGATGCTGCTGGTGCTGCAACTGAAGCAGATGGAAAAGCAGCAGAACTAGATACTTCTACCGTAAAGATGCCAAAAGGCGGAGAAATTTGATTGATTGAAAAACTTCCATTTCATGTTGACGTTGAAAAACTAAAAAACAATCTTGAAGAGATTAAAAGAATACCAGTAACTTGGCAAGCCAAAGAATTTGGATATAAGAACTTTGGTGGATGGAGTGTTTTAAGTCGCTCTGGACAATGCGATGATGGATGGGAAACAGCAAATGCACTCTTTCAATATTCAAATAATAAACCATACAAGTATCATCTTGCACATTATTTGAAAGTTTCTCATCCATTTGAACATATTAATAAAACTCCTGCTTGTTTTGGTGAGATAGAAAGAATTATTAATTTGCTTGAGGAACATGGATTTTATCCAAGAAGAGCAAGAATATCATTATTAGCAGGAAATACTTCAAGTTTTGTTCATAGCGATGCACCGTGGCCAGAAGATAATTTGATCGGGAATTATATTTGTAGGATTCACGTTCCAATTATTACAAATAAAAATTGCATACATTGGACAGAAAAAGGTGAATTTCATATGCCTGCAGATGGATCAGTTTATATGTTTCCTGTCAACAACTTGCATCAAATCAGAAATACTTCAAATGAAGATAGATATCATTTGATTATGGATGCATATGATACAAGAGGTTTTACTCAAACAATGAAATTTAATGACGAAATAGGAAAATTAGAAAGATCTGCAAAGCAATTCAGGCATAAAATGGACAAGACAAACTTTAATTTTTTGCATAAATCAGTGTTCTTTGTAGCGACTCATTTAGTAAACTTTACCAAAAAGTATAAATAAAAACGACATTTTAAATTTTAAAAATGGATGACCTTTTAGATATGATTGCTGCTGACGAGTCACCCTCTCAAATCAGTGATAAAATCAAAGATTTGCTTTTTGCAAAGTCTGCAGAGAAAATCGATACTTTCAGACCATTAGTTGCACAAAGTATGTTTGATGGACTTTCTTCTGAAGAAGGAGTTGGATCCGAGGAAGAGTAAAGAATTGATAAATAATTACTAAATGAATTATAAGAATAATGGCGCATAGACCAGTTGGTGCCGGCATTTCACTCACAACAAGTGCCACATCGGGAATGACAACTTCATTTACTGTCCAATCGGACGTATTGAGAGTTGTTGCAGTCACAAATGGAGCATTTGTTGCAATCGGAACAAATCCAACCGCAACAACTGCAGACTATTATGTCCCTGCAGGAAGTTCAGCAACTCTTGCGATGACTAAAGCATCAAATAGAGTGGTTGGAATTACGACAGGAACTACAACCATTGTTGACGTTCCGGAAGGAACTCAAGTTCCATTTGGTGTTGGTGACTATGTAAGCATCACTGGTGCTACTGAACCTCTTTATAATATTGTACATGTTCCAGTTGTATCAGTAAATACGACATCTGGAGTTGGTGGATATTACCAAACACGTCTTACTCTTGGATATGATTCAAGTGGTATTGTGACCGCATTTTCTGCAAAAGATGCAAGTATCAAAAATTCACTGAGACTTGCTGCAAGAACAGAAGGTTCGGCAGGAATTGTTTATGCTCAACAAGTACAAATTTCGGGGCAAGCATAATGAAACTCATCACCGAAGAAATTGAATCAGTAGAAGTTATTACCGAAAATGTAAACGGTAAAAAAACTCTCTATATTCAAGGGCCTTTCCTTCAAACTGAAGTTGTTAACAGAAACGGTAGAATGTATCGTATGCCTGTAATGGAAAGAGAGGTAAAGCGTTATACTGAACAATATGTCAACAAAGGTCGTGCTTTAGGTGAGCTTGGACATCCTGATGGGCCAACTGTAAATCTTGACCGTGTTTCTCATAAAATTGTTTCTCTCACAAAAGAAGGAAATAATTTTGTCGGTAAAGCACAAATTCTTTCAACTCCAATGGGTAAAATTGCAGAGTCACTTTTAAAAGAAGGTGTAACTCTTGGCGTTTCTTCTCGTGGAATTGGTTCAGTAAGACCAACCAAAGAAGGTTATACAGAAGTAGGTGAAGACTTTATGCTTGCAACTGCTGCTGATATTGTTGCCGATCCATCTGCACCTGATGCTTTTGTTCAGGGAATTATGGAAGGTAAAGAATGGGTCTGGGATGGTGGTATGTTAAGAGAAAAAGTTGCAGAAAACACTAAATATAAAATTGATACTCTGGTTGATCAGGGTATTCTTGAGGAATATAAACTCGCTTTATTTAATGAGTTTTTAAGTTCACTGTAAATTATTAAATTATAAATAAATATAGATTAAATTACTAAGGTTAATCGGAGAGTTCAAATGTCTCGTGGAGATTTACAAGAAATGGAAGTAGGCACTAAGCAATCCAAAACCGCTGTCAATGCAAATGCTAAGGCGGCGGATGCGATGCCAAGTTTGTCTGGTTCAACACCAGGTCAAACTGGAGGATGGGAAGATCTTGGCGGACCAGATCCTTCCAACTATCGTACAGATGATGATTCAGCAAAGCTGAAGACTCCTGGTGCATCATTGAAGCAAGTTAGAGATGCTGTAAATAAAGGTGCATCTGCTGCTGATCCTATGAAGGGTCTTAAGAAAGAAGATGCTGATTATGATGAAGACGAAGAACTCTTAGAAGCCAAAGAGGAAGAAGAGGAAGAAGAGGAAGAAGAAGAAGAGGAGGAAGAGGAAGAAGGTGGTAAAAAGAAAAAAGTAGAAGAAGCTAAGAAGCATAAGAAAGAAGAAGAGGAGGAAGAGGAAGAGGAAGAGGAAGAAATGGAAGAAGAGTTCAGCATCGAAGAAGATGTAAATGCTCTTCTGTCTGGTGAAGAACTCTCCGAAGAGTTCCAAGAAAAAGCACGTACTATTTTTGAAGCTGCTCTTCGTAGCAAAGTTGGTCAAATCAAAGAAACTCTTGAGGAGCAATATGCTGCTGCTCTTGCAGAAGAAGTAGAAGAGATCAAAACTGAATTAATCGAGCGTGTTGATTCTTATCTTGAGTATGTTGCTGATGAGTGGTTCACTGAGAACCAACTTGCTATTCAGGGTGGTCTGAAGGAAGAACTGAATGATTCCTTCATGACTGGTCTGAAAGGACTTTTTGAAGATCATTATGTATCAATCCCTGAAGATAAATATGATGTGCTTGAGAGCATGGTAGAAAAACTTGATGACATGGAGACAAAACTCAACGAGCAAATTGAGAAGAATGTTTCCTTAAACAAGCGCCTCGCAGAGTCGGTTGCAGACGGAATCTTTGAACAAGTTTCTAGTGGCCTTGCTGCTACTCAGAAAGACAAGCTCGCTTCACTTGCCGAAAGTGTTGAGTTTGAAAGTGAAGAAGAATATCGTGAAAAACTGGAGACATTAAAGGAATCATATTTTCCTTCAAAGACAAAATCTCCAAGTGCTAGATCTGAAAGCCTCTCAGAGCAGGTAGATAG